GAACGTGCCGTAGCAAGTAATCAGACCGTACTTGGCGTCACGGTCAAACGGTTCCACGAAACCACGGAACTTCATCCAGTTACCCGACAAGACAGCCAACTTGATGTGGCGGCTGTTCAAGAAATACCACTGGGTAGCGGGCATCAGATCAGACCACACAACCTTGCTGCCACGATGCAACAGGTTCATAAAGCCCGCCTCTGCCGTCTTGGCGTCAGTGAACCGCTGGTTCGGCTGCAACTTCGACTCGTAGGTTTCCCACAACAACTGGGTGGTCACCTGGAAATCGCAAGCATCGCCACCATACGACACCGTGTTGTACGCCTTAGAGTGCAAACCAAGGCTGTAGGTGGCGGTGGTCGGCACATACGAACGCCAGTATGCGCCACCAGCAACCGACGAATCAATACCGCCAACAGTCGTGACGCTACTGGTGTTGTCGCCAACGAGAAGCGGCAGACCGCCCCACGCCTTACCCGACGACTCGGTACCAGTATACGTCAGCAGAGAAGTCTCAAACTGTTCCGCAGCAGTCATTTCGGCGTTCTCCACCTTCGTCTGCAACAACTTGATGACCGCACGATCACCACTGTTCTTCGCTTCCTCCATGCCCGACATGGGGATAAAGATTGCGGCCTGCTTCCACTGGTATTCGGCAGCAGTCACAATTTCCTCACCATGCACAGGAGTCAACGCGTCATAGCCAGAGTAATACTGGAACGACGAGTTAGCCTTATGCATGATCGGGAACACTGCGGACGAACCGCCCTGCGAATCCAACTTGGCAGTGTTCTTGATCCAATCAAGAGCAGCCGACCGCTTAAAAATGTTGTCAACAGCCTTACCGCCATCAGTGAAATACTTCTTAAGGGTAGTTGCAACAATGTTGTCAAAATTAGGGTTACTCATGGTAAACCAACCTTTCTAAATTAGGAACGGGTACGTTCAAACTCGTACTCAAAGATATCTTCAAAAGAATCAAACCGTTTCCAATCATCCTGAGCATCAGCAGCAACACGAGAAGCCCCACGAGAAACCTGCTTCGTAGCCTTACGGGCCTTTTCGCGCTGAGCAGCAGCCTGTTCCGCCTTACGACGGGCAACCTCCTGGGTTGCCTGGTCGGCAACCAACTGGTCAGCCTTCCACAACTTGTATGCCTGCTCCATACGCAAACCGTTTTCCAAAGCGATAGGCAAAACGTTCTGTGCATCAAAATCTGGATACTTGGAAACCATAGATTCAAGTTCTGCCTGAACCGAAGCATTCACCCGTTCCTGATCGAATTGTTCCGTCCGCTGACGGAGTTCATCAAGTTCCTGACGTGTACGCCACAACTCGGCAACAATCGGCTGCATCTCAGGATCGACACCTTCCAACGGGTCATCTTCCTGATCTGCCAAACCAAGTTGTTCCTGCAAATAGCGTACACTACCAACAGGATCAACACGGAAAGCCTCTTGCATTTCACGCGCCCAACGCAACGTATCCGCATCCGCAGCAACCTGCTGCGTCTTACGAGTATAATCCGCTTGGCGCATATAACCGTTTCGCAACTCGGCCAACGGAACCTCAAAGGTTTCCCCATTCACCGTAACTGGAACAGTTTTATCTTTGATAGAGTCAAAATCGAATCCGTCATCGGTTGCATCTGAAGTAACATCGTCGTCGTCCACCGCATCGTCAACGTCACTGTCAATGTCCAGACCATCAATTTCGCTATCATCTTCACCCCCATCAGGGGTGAAATCTTCGTCGCCCATATACACGTTAGCGTTACGAGACAACGTTTCAACACTATCCGAACCAGAATCACCACCGTCAGACATAACTTCGTCAAAAGCGGTGAGCAAGTCATCAGACATAAATTGTTTCCTTTCAAGAATCCGCCCCAATGGCGGGTGTTCTTAGTGGCAGGAACGGGATTTGAACCCGTGACCTTCGGGGTATGAACCCGACACGCTACCAGACTGCGCTACCCTGCACCGACCTTAACAATCCCAAGCACGCAACGCCTTGTTGATCCGACTATTCGGATCATTCGCCGTCTTTTTGCTTGTCAACTTCTTCTTCATGCCACGCATCCGCTTACAAAACGATCTACGGCGAGCAGCCTTGGCCGAAGATTTCTTTGCGGCAGCGACCGTGACTGGGGGACGTAACGTCCCACCAGTCTGCTTCTTGTAAGAAGCACGACCCTTAGCGTTCAAACCGCCCTTAGGGTTCTGTCCTTCTTTACGCTGCCACGCTGCACTAGCCATCAGACAAACGCATACCAGGTCGAAACGCCAGCAGCCGATTCGCTAACCTTGATAATCTTACGGGTAGCGTTCGTGGCAGCAGTAGCAGTACCAGTCAACACATCCGAACCAGTCTTAGCGATCGTCAAACCGCCAGCACCACCCGAGAACGCAGTAATAACAGTGCCCACAGGGAAAGCGACAACCGAAGTGTTCGGAATCGTCACCGTCACCGCACCAGCAGCGTTATAGGCAATGAAACCGTCACGATCAGCGATAGTCAACGTGTCAGTGGTGGCCGAAGCCACAATGCGAACACGGGCACGCTCAACAAATCGTTCCTGAACCAGACCGCTTGTATCATCAGAATAAGCCATTGTAACTCCTTAAAGAAATTGAAACATGTTTCCAAACAATAAACAGAAACCGTCACATGACTGTCACATGGACGGCGGCAAACCTGGCGGCATCCCCTGAGGCAGCATACCAGGTGGCATACCTGCACCCATCGGTTGCTGAGGTGGCATCAAGAACGATGCAGGGTCTTTGATCCCGAAACCGTTACGCAACACATGTTCAGCCAACTTTGACGCATCCACCACACCAGCCGAAATAAACGGGGCCATAGCATCCAACATTTGCATAGCCGACTGGCGACGGAACGACTCATTCATCGGCTGCGTACTACCAGCCTCAACCACAAAATCGAACTCGCCCTGAACATCCTCACGACTATAAGCAACCCACTGCACACTATTATCGGGGCCAACAATCTTAGCCACCTGATCGGTAGACAAAAACTCTTGACACAACTGGACAGTACGCTGAGCAACCTCACCAATAGCACGCTCAACCTTAGCCAACTTGTCCGCACTACGAGCATTCGCCCCATCCTGAATCATAGCGGCCTCAGTAGCGGTGCGTCGAATCTCCGACGCACCACCACGATCATACTCGGTCACAGCCGTAGTACGATCCATGTCATCCAAAATCATGGCAGTCTGATTATAGAACTCGGGAGGCAACGAAGAAGTCGCAATCGGAGCAATAATATCACCAAACGGGGTATCGGAATCAATCGGAATCATCGCATTATCATCCGACGACATGAGAGCAGCCAAACCGTCAGGCCCAATCTCATCAGGCTTATACATATACATGCGACGGAACCGTTTACGGTCATTCACCATCTGAGTACGAGTCAAAGCCAACTCCATCTGCAACGGCAAAATCGACTCTAGATCACCCATCGGATACAACTTCTCAGGAATCTCATAGTTAGCCAAAAACACGAAAGGATGGCCGAAAGGATACTCGAAATCCTCAGGTTTCTTTAGGAACAGGTCACAACCCTCAGCGAAAACACACACCTTTTCTTCCAACAGGTCATAATATTCCCAAACAACCACAAATTCTGCATCCTTGCCACGTTCCTCACCTTCAAAGGTGAGATCATAATCCTTTTTGGCGGCAGACATGGCGGTGCCCTTAAGTTTCTTGCGTGCCTTAGCGTCCCATTCCTCTTTTTCGCGGGCTTCTTCCAACGGGACATACATGCGTTGCGCGATCCAGCGAGGATTCTTCAATCTGGTCGCATCAGGATCAAAATAGATATCGAAAACCGATACACGTTCCAAACAAGGCCGATCTTCTTTCGCCACAACCCGTGTCGTGGCGACACTAGCAATGATTTCTTCATCAGAAGGGAACGTCACATCAATGCCAGCAGCCTGAGCCTGCTGGCGGGCCATATTAGCCTCCATCAACGCTTCCTGAACGGCAGCAGTCCACTCGTCCCGAGACAACTCGACTTCTTCCTCATCAAGAAGCCAAGTGTTTTTTAGCACACCCAACCCGAGAATAACAAAATCTTTCACAGCCAACTTCATTTCCTCATGGAAATCGTAATGCTGCCAATAATAGTTAGACACAGCCTCCACAACCTGTGCCCGTTCCGCCGATTCAGGTGTGCGGGCAGTCACCGTAATCTTCGGATAGTTCACCATCACACTCGGAATGATAACGTTGGCGGTAGAAAACATCATGTTGGGGGCAACAATGTCGTTATAGCCCGAAAGTTCATCATAATCGTACTGGTTGGCGTACATTTTGATGATCTTCGCCCACTTCTCATCATATTTAGCGTTCTGCCGCCACTTCATCGCCTTAGAAACACGGCCATAACATTGTCCAACCGAATATTCGTGACGGTCACCTTCCGAAGAAGTATAAGAAACCTTCTGCATGTCGCCATCAAACATGTTTTCCATCAAGAACCAACCTTACTTGTCGAAACTTTCTCCAACTTTTTGATACTAGCAGCAGAAGCCCCATTCCACCCCTTACCAGTCTCGGCAGGAACAGGATCAAACCCTGCCGCCCTAGCCTCAGAAACCGCTTTACGGGAACGTTCAGCCTCAGTGCCATCATGGAAATATTGTTTACCGCCCTGAAAGGCGGTACGAATCGTTTTGGAACGGCAAGCAAAACACCAATCAGGAGTCGTACAGTCAGAATTGTATCTGTCAGACGGCCAACCACGTTCACAACGGGCACACACAATCGAATCATCCATCACCAATAACCCCCCAAACGTCACAATAATCTAACTAACGGTTACACCACAGGAGAAAGCCCAGAATTATTATTCTTCGCTTTATCCAACCGTCGTTCCCACCACGAAAACGAACCCTTCACCCTAGAAGCATCCGTTTCCTGCAACGGACGCTCAGTCCGAGCATACTTCAAACCCTGAACAGCCATCGCCAAAGACATAACACAGTCATCATGCGGACTACCAGACATGCGACCATTCTGATCCCTGGTGAACGTCTTAAGTTCATGGATCGTTTTACCATGCGGCACATTATCCAAATCACGCAACCATGCACCCAACTCG